TCTCTGGGCCGTTAATTCTGACAGCGTGGCTGGTCCTCAGCCTGCTGGCGATGTTTGTCGTCTGGGGGACGATCGTGGACGCGGAGTTACACGGCGGCTGAGCGCGTTACGGACCACCTGATCACGTAACAGCTTGATCGTGAAGCGCGACTTCTACCGACCTGAGGACGACAAGCGGAGGAGAACCTGATGGTCAACGCGAGACGCGGTCCCGGCGAGACCAACGCCCAGTTCGCTGCCAGCGTTCGCAGGAGGATCTCACAGCTTCCGCCGAGAGGCTGGGGAGCGGACGAAGATGCCAAGGAACTCCGGAGGCTCGCGAACCGAATCGAACGCGGCGACTATCGGGGTGACTTCGTCTCGGACTGGCCCGATATGCAGCTCGACCTCGTCTCGCTGCTCGACGTCGACGGCTGGCTCGTCAGGCTGAATGGCGAGACCAAAGGCGTGATCGACAAAGAGGATCTTGACGACGAGTGCCCGCAATGGCGGCAGCGCGACACCACGGAACCCGCCGTGCTCTATGCCGAGATCGAACCTCACTTGCACGAGCGGCACCGAACGGAAGACCAATCCTGATCGAAAGCTGGAGACCATGACCGAGCCCACCAAACTGTCCAAGTTCAACATGCCCGTCCTGATGCCGAAGCTGAATCCTGAGGCCACGGCAGCGCTCCAGAACAGCATGCTCGCCCTGGGCGCGTTTGCCACCCAGTGGCAGCAAACGCTGAAGCAGGCCGCCCCCGGGATCATGGCGAGCGTCGCCGACACCCTGCCGAAGCTCCCTGCACATCGCGAGGATCGGAAGCCGTGAGAAAGCTGCTCGACCGCATCGGCCGCCGCGGACCGATCGTCATGGCGTTGTCCGCAGTGGTCGTCTTCATGTCGCTTCAGCCCTTCCTCGGCACGGACGGCTGGGCAGGGCTCGGTCAATGGGCTGGCGGACTCGGCGCGTTCTTTGCTGCTTGGGCTGCGCTCGACATCGCGAAACAGGAAGCTCGCCGCGAGAACCGTCGGGAAGATGAACGTCTCCGGATTGAGGCACACTTCGTCGCGGCGACCTGGAATCAGGTGCTTGTCGACCAGCAGGTGATGGCGATCGTGGCCAACGACAGCAAGGAGCCCGTACTGAACGTCAGGCTCGTCTCTGTCCGCCTGTTTATGGCAGAGGTAGCTTGGATCTCCGCTGAGGAGGTCAGGGAACATGTCCTCCTGCCTGGCGGCCGTTGGAACCCGAAGGTCGCCGTCGATTGGAAGCCGCCAACATCGCCAGATCTCGAGACGATGCGAGACAAGCACTACGAGATCGAGATCGCTTTCGAAGACCTTGGGGGTACATGCTGGCGTCGGATTGGTACCCGACCGCCGTTCATGGACGAAACGGCGTGACGATGGCGCACACTGTCCACATGAACCAGCCGCAGAATCGGCCGTCTGCCCTCGGCGGCCTGATCACCGACATAGGCGCCGAATCGCCGCCGCACCTGGCGTACTACGACCCGGAGCGGGACGGCGCGCTGATGAGCGCCGAGCAGAGCAAGAAGTATCGGCCCCTGCTCGGCGCAATTGACACCATCACTCCGCTGGCCGACGCGTCCGGGCACGACCTGATCGACTGGGCGATGCATGCCCGTCGCGCGTGTCCGCAGCCGAAGACAATCAGGTGCACCGTCGAGCAGGCCGAGACGCTCGCGGCGATGAGCGGGGGCCTGGTGACTGAGGTCCGGTTCGGCATGGAGGCCTCGGTCCTCGGCCTGCCGATCGAGTGGGTCACCGACCCGGCCGACTCCACCTTCTTCGCTGGGCGCACCCTGGCAGCGATGGACACCGGAAACTTCGGCAGCCGCTGATCGCGCGAGCCCGGCCGGACACCTGCTCCGGCCGGGCTCTGTCGCGTTCGAACAGTTCAGGGTGACAATGGCGCCATGACGACGCCCGCCGTGCTGGAGCATCGCTACGAGCCGTGGGGGAGTGCGCTCGACCTCCTGCACTGCCGCGACACCGAAGTGTTGATGTCCGGCCCCGCCGGCACCGGCAAGTCCCGGGCGTGCCTGGAGAAGCTGCACCTGATGGCGCTCAAGAACCCGGGGATGCGCGGGCTGGTCCTGCGCAAAACGCTGGTGTCGTTGACATCGACCGGGCTGGTGACATTCGAGGAACACGTCGCGCAGGAGGCGCTCGCCGCCGGGATCGTGAAGTTCTTCGGCGGCTCCGCCAAAGAAGCCGCGGCGTACAAGTACTCGAACGGGTCCCGGCTCGTGGTCGGCGGCATGGACAACCCTACGAAAATCATGTCGTCGGAGTACGACGTGATCTACGTGCAGGAAGCCATTGAGATCGCCGAGGACGACTGGGAGAAACTCCTCACTCGCCTCCGCAACGGCAAGCTGTCCTTCCACCAGCTGATGGCCGACACTAACCCCGACGCCGAAACCCACTGGCTGAACCAGCGCTGCCAGACCGGCAAAACCACTATGCTGCACTGCCGGCACGAGGACAACCCGCGCCTGTTCAACCAAGACGGCACCAAGACCAGCGAGGGCACCGCCTACATCGCGATCCTCGACGGCCTCACCGGCGTCCGGTTCCTCCGGCTCCGCAAAGGACTCTGGGTCGCGGCCGAGGGCATCGTCTACGAGGACTTCAACCCGAAACTGCACCTGGTCGACCAGTTCGTGCCACCGGCCGACTGGACCCGCTGGTGGACGGTCGACTTCGGATTCACGAACCCGATGGTCGTGCAATGCTGGGCCGAAGACCCAGACGGGCGGCTCTATCTGTACCGCGAGTTCTACCGCACGAAACGGCTCGTGGAAGACTTCGCGCTCGACGTCCTGTTGCAGGTCACGAAGCCGGTCGAGCGGGCGCGGATCCCGGAGCGCAGCGTGCTGACGGCGAAGGACGTCCGCGACGACGTGAAGGCCGGGCTGCGCGAATGGGTCGAACCGAAGCCGCGGGGGATCATCTGCGACCACGACGCCGAGGACCGGGAGACGTTCTCCCGGCACATGGGGATTTCGAACACGGCGGCGGACAAGCGGAAGAAGGTCGGGATCCAGGCGGTGCAGTCGCGGATGAAAGTTGCCGACGACGGGCGGCCGCGGATGTTCTTCATGCGGGACGCGCTCGTCGCGCGGGATCCTGAACTCGAGCAGAAGAAGTTGCCGGGCTGCACGGTGGAGGAGCTGGCGACCTACGTGTGGGAGGACAAGGCCGCGAAGGAAGAGCCGGTGAAGGAGAACGATCACGGCATGGACGCGATGCGGTATATGGTCGCTGAGCGGGATCTTGGCGGCAGGCCGCGGGTTCGGACGCTGGGCGGCCGGAGGCGGTAGTGGGTGGGTCCTGAGTTGAACAGGGCACTTAGCCGGAAATTTCTCCGGTACGCGATTCCACTCCGACAGGTGTCGGCGACACGCTAGCCGCTTCCGCGCGGCTACCCACCAATCGCAAGGTAGCATCCTGCTTGCGGCAGTCGGCGCCTGAAATCGGGTAGGGCGGCCAACTGGAAAGGCCCCTCGGGATAGTGGTTCCGAGGGGCCTTTCGCGTGCGTGCGTTCAGACGCGGCAACGTCTGTGCGCCGTGGTGGACGAACTAGCAGAGGGCCACAGCCTACTCGGCCGTGCCGTCCTCGGGCGGCGGTTCCCCGCCGGGGCGTCGCGGTTGCGGGGGCATGATCGGTTCCTTCACGAACCACGACTCGACCTCCGCCGGATCGACCTGCAATTCCGGCTTGGCCGGTTCCTCCGGTGCCGCTGGCGTCCCGACGGCAGGCGCGGGCGCGGGGCTCTGCGCGGCGAAGGGATCGCGTCCCTCAAGGAGCGCGACGAGTGACCCGGTGACGACCTTGTGCCGCCGCGTGCCGAGCGGGATCACGCGGCAGGGGAACCGGTCGGTCCGGATGAGGGTGTGGCAGTGCGACGGCGACACGCCCAGAGCGAGTGCGGCGCGCCGGACGCTGATGGTCGGGCCGTCGTTCCGGAGGTCGTCGAGGGACGGTCGAGGAGTGTCCATTGTGGCCTCACAACGAGTCTGAATCCAAAGTGAGCAAACTGTACACCTAGAGCACAAAGTGCTGGCTTGAGCAAGCGTTAGTGCAGGTCACAGGTGTGCACACTGTGTTCATATGATCAGGTTCGGCTGTACATTGTGCCCATGCTGAAGACTTTCGCCGCGCTCCTCAAGCCCGCGGCCACCCGTCTCAGCTGGGTCGTGCTCTCCGTCATCGGCCTCGTCCTGCTCGTCATCGCCGGGTGGACACTCGGCCTGTTCTGGGGACTCATCGCCACCGGGATCGCCTGCTTCCTCCTCGAACTCCGGATCGACTTCGAGAAGCGCGAGCGCGAGGCCGCGGATGGCGACCATGGCTAGCCTGCTCGGCGGTGTCCGCCGCCCGTCCCGCGCGCAGAACAAAGCCCCCGCCTACGTCGGCAGCGGCCGGGTCAACATCCCGTGGAAGCAGCCGTCCGGGATGGAAGCCCAGATGTCCGCCATGGGCTCAGTCGGGACACTGTTCGCGATCATCAACGCCATCTCCACCGAAGTGTCCAAAGTGGAATGGCACCTGTATCGCAAGGCCGCCTCCGGCAAGGACGAGGACCGGGCCGAGGTCACCGCGCACCCCGCCGTCGACCTCTGGAATTCGCCGAACAAGTTCATGTCCCGGCAGGAGTTCGTCGAGGCCAGTCAGCAGCACGTCGAGCTGACCGGCGAAGGCTGGGCGATCGTCGGCCGCAATCCCGCCTCACCGCTGCCGCTGGAGCTGTGGCCAGTCCGTCCGGACTACATGGCCCCGATCCCGGACATCGACGCCTTCATCTCGGAGTACGTCTACACCGACCCCAACGGCCGCGAAGTCCACTACGGACTCGACTCGGTGCTGCGGCAACGCATGCCGAACCCGCTCGACCCCTACCGCGGCATGGGCGTCGTGCAAGCGCTGCTCACCGACCTCGACGCCACCCGTTACAGCGCCGAGTGGAACCGCAATTTTTTCAGAAACTCGGCGGAGCCGGGCGGGATCATCGAGGTCGAGAAGCGCCTGGAGGACGACGAGTTCGACGAGATGTCGGACCGGTGGGACGAGCAGCACAAGGGCGTCGCCAACGCGCACCGCGTCGCGATCCTGGAGAACGGCGCGAAGTGGGTCAACCGCACCTTCAGCATGCGGGACATGCAGTTCGCGGAGCTGCGCAACGTCTCCCGCGACGTGATCATGCAGGCGTTCGCGATCTCTAAGACCCGCCTCGGGATCTCCGACGATGTCAACCGCGCCGTCGCCCTCGCCGCGAAAGCGGTGCACGGGGAGAACCTGCTCGTGCCGCGGCTCGACCGGTGGAAGGGCGTGCTGAACCGGCAGATGCTGCCACTGTTCGGCACGACCGGCCAGGGCCTGGAGTGGGACTACGACTCCCCAGTGCCGGCCGATGTCGAGGACGAGCGCGCCGACCGGCTGAACAAGGCCCAGGTCGCCGAGATCTACCTCCGGAACTTCGCCAAGCCGAACAGCGTGAAGAAGGCCCTCGCGCTCCCGGACGACCTTGAGTTTGAGGACCGTCCTCTCCAGCCCGCGCCCGGCCCGGCCACGGCTCCGGCCGAGCCGGGCGCTGCCGAACCCGACGAGGACCAGCCGACCCAGAGGACCGCGAAGCAGCCGGAGAACGTCACGCTCGACTCGATCGGCGCGCACCTGGCCAAGGCGTTCCAGAACTCGCTCGGGATCCGGAACGCGCCGCCGCTGGAGTCCCCGCCGGACGGGTGGCCGGAGTACGACCGCGAGACCGTCGACGAGGTCGACCTCGCCCCGGTACAGGAAGCGTGGGAGAAGGCACTCGCCGCGCTCCTCGGCCAGTGGACCGCAGGGGTCCTGCTCGACTGGATCCGGCAGCTCGTCGACGCGATCCGGCTCGCTGTCCGTCGCGGCCGGCCCGGCGACCTCACCACGCTGAACGTCGACACCGACGACGCCATCACTGTGCTGGCTGACGCCATGGCCGCCATGGGGGAGACCGCGGCCGGGCACGCCGTCGACGAGGCCGCCGACCACGACGTCGACCTCACCCCGACATGGCCCGACGCTGACGCGCTCACCGACGCCGCCCGGCAAGTCGTCGACTTCGAGGCCGCCCGCGTCGCGCTCGCCGCAGGCAGGGAAGCCGCCCGGCTCGCCGGCCCGGAAGCCGACGCCGACTCGATCGCCGACGAGGTCGAGAAGTTCCTCGAGGAAATGTCCGATGCCGGCGCCGAGACCGCGCTCGGGAACGCGCTGACCGACGTGCAGAACCAGGCGCGCGCGGCGACGTTCCAGTCCGGCCCGGTCGGCGCGCTGTACGCCTCGGAGCAGATGGACCGCAACACCTGCCGTCCGTGCCGGGAGATCCACGGCCGGTTCGTGTGCACGACCGACGACCAGGGTCCGCTGTACGCGCTCTATCCGACCCGCCGCTAACA